TTAGGTGAGGTTTTGCAGTTTGGCGATTTCCTGTTCAAAAAGCTGGGCGGCGGTACGATAGCCGAGGATTTTACGGGGCATGGCATTGATGGCAGCAGCGGCCCTGTCACAATCCTTCTGCGTGACGCTGGACATACTACGGCCTTTGGGAAAATAGCGGCGGACGATACGGTTATTCCGCTCATTCGAGCCACGTTCGCACGAAGAAAACGGATGGCAATAGTAGACCGTCAAGCGTCTGTTTCCTCTCTTGTCATGCTCCATGCCGTAACAATCCTGAAACTCAGAACCATTGTCCACGGTGATCGTCTTGAACGTACCCTGCGGGAATTTTGAAAGTGTACGTTCAAGAGCGGAGACGGTGGCAGCAGAAGTCTTACTTGCCGCACGAACGATGATTTCAAAGCGTGTCATGCGTTCCGTAAGGACAAGGAGGGACTGCCGCTTGCCTTTTGCCTTGCCTATGACGCTATCCATCTCCCAATGGCCAAAAGACAAGCGGACGTTTACTTCCTCCGGGCGGCGGTCTATGGGTAGTCCTTTGGGCGCCCTGATGGGCCTTATCTGTCCGGGCTTACGCTGCTTACGACGGGACTTCTCCGGGAGGTGCCTATTAGTGATACCGGGGATATAGCCCCGGTCTATGTAGCGATAGAGCGTAGCGGTGCTGACTGTCCATTCATGGGCCTGTCTTTTCTGGCTGACAATGATATCAAGAGAAATACCGTGATTGATCTGCTGGGCAACATCTGCGGCGAAGCCGTAGTTGTTGCCCAGCTTTATTTCTGGCCCTTTTGCCGTGGCCTGATGGTCTGCATAGTCCTGTGCGATCTGTGCAGAGTAGTGCCATGGGCGACGGCTGGTTTCTGCACCAAGGTGTGAATACAGGCCACGCTTTACCTCACGGTATATGGAGGAGGGAGCGAAGCCCAGCAGACGAGCGATTTCAAAGCAGGACTTACCGGCATTATAGCACTTCTCGATGCAGAGACGGTCTGACCAATCCAAATGACGGAACTTTTTCATAGCATTTCCTCCATTGAAAGTGTAGGTTCAAAATGGCATATTATGCAACAAACGCCGGGCCTAAACAGGCTCAGCGTTTGCTTTTTATTACAATATCATGCTTTTGCGAAGATTTCAAGAACGTAAATTATGAAGGGAATGGAAACTTTTCCGGAGGAATAGTGCAAGAACGGAGGTGCGCCAGCCGCTGCGGCGGGGACGGGGGCTTTTGTGCCGCACACCAAAGGCCCGGTCAAGACCGACAAAAAAATATCGCTTTCTGTTGATGAAAAACAGCCGCCATGACTGACCGGCTGCTGTTTTTCATCTGCCGCCAAGCGAGATTTTTTTATCGCAAGTGGCCCTCTCACGGGGGAGGGCCAGTCTTGACAGTGCCATTGTTGTGTGTGGCGGAATGGACACACACGCTCGCGAGCGAGCGTGCTCACACCACAAATGACTATGGGAAACGGAGGTACACATGAAAGAGATCATCAAGACAAGCCGCACAGCCGGATATCTGGAAAAGATTTTCCGAGCGCTAAACGCAGACTGGTTCGGCGGAGAACTGGAGGAGCCTATCATCACAATCCAGAGCACACCACGGGCCTATGGACACGTCACAGTGGCCAAGGTCTGGAAACGGAAAGACCAGCAGCGGCACGAATTGAACATCGGAGCAGAGACGCTGGAACGACCAATCGAAGAAGTGGTATCAACCATCATGCATGAGGCGGTACACCTATACAATCTGGCCCACGGGGTACAGGATTGCAGCCGTGGAGGCAGCTATCACAACAAGCGATTTAAGGAGGAGGCGGAACGCCGGGGGCTGGTGATATCACACCATCCACAATATGGCTGGACACTGACAGAGCCAAGCGAGGCTCTAATCGACTACATCATAGACAAAGGTTGGACAGAGATACAAATGAACCGGGGCGGGGGCTGGTATCCTCCACCCAGCACGGGAGGAAAAGCCGGTGACAGCAGCACCGGCACCGGGACACAGATACCGAAAACACCAAAACGCAGCAGCACAAGGAAATATCAATGCCCATGCTGCAAAAACAGCGTGAGAGCCACCAAGGCAGTCAACATCATTTGCGGGGACTGCATGGAGAAAATGGAGGTGGTGGACTGATGGCAGCGAGAAAGAAAGACTACCACATGAGTATCCGGTGCTATTTTCCGGGCGGAGGAGACAACAAGACGCAGCACTATCCAGTTATGCCGCTGAAAGACATTGCCAAGTGGGTGGAAGCATACGAGTTTACACACCCGACAGCGGAGAGCCTGACCATCAAGATTTGGTTGAAAGACACAGAAACAAATTGAACATACACTTTCAAAAAGCCCTCGCCGGGAGGCGGGGGCTTTACCACTTCTCCCACGTCTTTTCCGGGAGAGGTTTACGGGACAAGGTATTGAACAGCTTCCAGAGGGGCGGACAGAAGATCAGATTCGTACCACCGGCGATGAAGGGGACGAAGAAATATTCATCGCAGATTTCTTTGGTCATATCGTTGATACCGACACGACGACCGATTTCTTTACGCTTGATAAAGAAGGGCAGCAGGGAGGGCTTAATGAGATAGATATGACGGGCCAGCTTACGAATTTTGATATCCACGTCCAGACCTTGGGAGAAGAAATCCACATCAAGCTGATAGTGACGATGATACTTGAAGAAATAGATTTCATCCGTGGTCATGGCCATTTTGCGGTTATCATATTCCAAACCGGCTTCATCAATGATAAGACGGCCATCCGACATCATAAATTTGCCGAAGTCGGCTTTCTCGCATTTCATAGCGCCGGTAATGCCGAAGTTAGACCAGACCTTGCGACCTTTTTTCATATCCTTCTTGGCCAGATAGGCGGCATAGGTGGATTTACCAGCGCCGGGGATGCCAAAGTACAGGGAGAGGGAAACGGGCTTCGCTTTCATAAATACTCCTATCCAAAACAGAAACAAAGTGTATTTCAAAGGAGGGTGTGCGGCGAGCGCACGCACACCCTCCTTTTTTCGTTACGCCTTGGCAGACAGCAGACGCTTGAACATACCAACGCCGAGACCACACATGGGAACGGCCACACAGGCCAGCAGCAGGATCGGCTGACCAGCAATGGTACTGGCGACAGTACCCACCCAGCCAATGGCAGAGGTGAACACGGAGGTGATAGCGGAAATGATTTCAGCCATAGCAATACCTATCCTTTCTTTAGATTTTGCGAGGGAAAAGGGCCTTACGCCTTGGCACGCAGCAGGCGCTTAAACAGGCCCACGCCGAGACCACACATGGGGATGCCCACGCAGGCCAGCAGCAGGATAGGCTCGTCAGCAATGGTACTGGCGACAGTACCCACCCAGCTAATGGCAGAGGTGAACACGGAGCCGATGGAAGTCAGCAGGGAAGCAACAGTCACAGCAGGCGTCGTTCAGCAGCACTCCTTTCGTCAATGATTTCTAAGCAAGCCACGCACAATGGAAACCACCACGGCGAAGCAGATTAGACTGAACAGGTAGAAAATAGGCGGCTCTATGAGGAAGTCACAGATAGCCTGTAAAATGGCGGTGCAGAAAGCAATCATTTCATTCATCGCTTGAACACCACCCCGATAAAGCGGAAGAACGACCAGAGCACAAGGGCGAACATGAACACGCCGGAGAGCCAATACCAATCCAAACCAGCAAGGCCGGGGACGCACTCCACGGAGGTCAGCACCGTGCCGTCCGTGCGGGTCTCCGTTACCGTTTGAGTGCGGGGATGGTACTCACCAAACACCGACTTCACCACGGCGGGAAGGCCGGATTCATCCACCGGCTGACTGTCCAGAGCAGAGGAGAGCAGGGAATCGGAATCCGTCGTTTCCTCCGGCTCTGCTGCCGGGGTCTGCTGAATGACCACCACCGTTTTACCGTCCTGCTCCTGCACAACAGGCGTGTCCGCTTTGGTATCAGCAGCGTTTGAAAGTGTAGCTTCAAAATCCATCATATCACCTCACATCGTTTTTCCGGGCGGAAGATACCCGGTATTTGCGGCTTGCCCTTGAGCCAAGGCCCCCCGTATCCCTATCCGCAGTACCCACAGGGAAACCGAGGATAAGCGACAGGAAGGAGAGACTAATAGGGACAAGGAGCAAGCCCACGGCCAGCACAGCGAAGGAGAAGCCCGTGCCGGGGACTTTGATCTGGAAGAATTTCCAGCTGTTAGAGAGCAGCATCTTGATTGCCGCCATGAGTTCAGACAAAGAGTTCCACCACCTTACTAAGCACACCGGCGAACACGTTGACAATAAATTGAATCAGCTTGAACGCCACCAGAATGACAGAAACAGCCGCAAAGATGAAGAAGAAAACGAAGATAGCCGACACAATCGGAAACAGGGGCTTCGGCACCCAGAGAAACGTATCAAGAATTACATCGATCATGTCAACCACCCATCCGAATGACCATACGCATTAGGCCGAACAATAGCACTGAACCGAATACGAAACAAATTAGAACCTGAATTGCAAAGGGCAACGCATCAAATACGCCGAGACAGAAGGAGAAAAACTCCGACACGTCAGAGAGCAGCGAGGACATATAGGAGGTCAGCCCCATAGATTCACCCCCACCACCGAGGAGGAATCCAAATAGAATTGGCTCATATCCTCGATACTATCATCTACCTTGACAAGAGAGTTCTCCACGCAGAGCCGGTACAGGAATTGCAGCAGCTTACCGGAAGCGGAAAGAGAGTTGCCGGACAGCTCACCGATAGAATGTTCCTCCCCGTCCTCGCCGACAACGTAAAACACATTGTAGGCATCATTGGACTTGTCAATGACAACGTTCGTCACGTTGTCCACGCTGGACTGCGAGTTATCTATGACCAACTGAAACTTATCCACAAGGGAATCCAGATTAGCGGAAAAGTCGGTATTCAGCGTATTGATACTATTGATTACAGGCGAGAGGTCAACGATCATGCCAGATACGGAAATCGTATCCAAGCGGGTCAGCATAGCGGCGGACAGAGCGCCGAGGTCAGCTTTTTCGCCCTTGTACGTACCCCAAAGGTACGAGGGCAGCGTTTCAACCGTAGGCGACATGGTATCCATATGCTGCAAGGCTTTACGCACCAGCACAGCTACCTCCGTCTGCTTATCGTCGTAGGTAGACCAGAGTTGGTTTGTGATACGGGTCAACGTAGTGTTGGTGGTATCCAGCCGTGTAACCATCATAGCAGCCAAAGCGCCGATATCAGATTTTTCGCCGTTATACGTACCCCATAGATACCCCGGCAAACCCTCAATGATAGGGGTAATTGTGTCCATCCGTTCCAGAATCTTTCGAGTAAGAACGGCAATATCGGTACGAACACCGTTGTACGTAGACCACAGCTGTCCATAGATGGAGTTAATCAGCGAGGGACGTTCGGTGGTATAGTACACGCCACCAGAAGCGTTACGAAAATAATACGTTGTGCCGCTTACGATAAGCCGAATGACATAAAAATCATCGCTACTCTTAACGATAGTACACCCATAAGACTTCCAAGAAGCACCGAAATCGCCATTAGCGAGACGAGCGTTCAAATCGACGCACAAATCAGACAGTGCATCATAAGAAATGCAAGTTTGTGCAGTTGCACCGCCAAAGCCACCCGAACCAAAACCACCGGGCCGACTTCCGCCACCGAAACCAGCAGCATAAGAGGGCATCACAAACAAAACGGAAAGCAGCACACAGACCAAGGCGGCGCACGATACTCTTTTCAAATTTTTCATAGTTGAAACACCGCCTTTCATGTGGTAAAATGAAGAAAAAAGGAGGATATCACATGGAATTTTCCAATATCACAACCATAGACGTAAAAGAATGTATTCTTATTGCAATACTGCTAATAGTTGTTATCACTTGCTTCATACTAATCCACCGGGTACACATCATGAATACACAAATGGACTACTTCGTTCAAAAGGCAATAGAGCAAGACAATGAAGAACTAAGAGCCTTTATAGAACAAGAAATGGACGAACTTAAACAAGAACTGAAAAAAGACTTCCCGAATGAAAAACTACCAGATTGACACCATCCCCGGCTATGCCGGGGATTATTTTTCGTCCGTTTGCCGCACATCAGCGGGGCGGAACTTGCCGGGGAACAGCAGCCGAAGCACCTTTGTGACCACCCAGAGCATGGCCGAACCTACCAGCACGAAGATGAATAGGAACACCAGGACAAAGGTGGCAGAGATCAGAAACTTAATCATTTATCCCTCCGTGAACGCAGAAACCAAAACAGATTGCCGTCTGTTTGCCCATGGCCGATATAGGCCAGCAGCAGACCGAAGAAAACGCAGCCGGACAGACAGCCGATAGTGTGAATAGCCCCGTAGAGCCAGAGAAAGAAATTGCAAACGTAATGTGCCAT